GGTAATTTCATCTCAGAGGCCTGAGGCGAAATTACATTCGGGAAATCCATCCCTGCAATTTTTACGGGTAAAATTGCTAACCACTCATGTAAAGTATATTCATCATGTATTTTGTTAATCTTTTGTTATTTTTACAGTATATGTAAGATTATTATATACAAAGGCTATGCTTGACTGGTCAAGTCAACTCATTCTGAGTTTTTATTTACAACTATTTATATAAGCCTTATTTATCAATACGCACCACCATACATTAAAACGGGTAACCATATATAAACATGTAGTCTTTAATTAAGGTGTACTACACATCACCACTCACCCCAGAATTGATACTCATCGGCACTAAAACCTTCGTCTTGGTTTTCGGGCGGAACAATGCCGTAGTATTTTTCCAAATATGCATCTTTACGGGAATCATAAGACATCCCAATAGTTTTGCATAAATTGGTGAGATCACAGTCCTTAGCGACCTCGGTTAATTGAGTTCTACGCTTCTCGTAAAGCTCTCTTCCATGCAAAAAGAATTCAGACAGTGCATTGTCTATATTACCTGCTGATACAACTTTATTTGTAACAACTTTTGATTCCTTAATCGCATGTAAGGATTTAAAAATGGATTCCTCTGCTAAAGGACCAAGATAATGCTGAACATCTTCGTCAAATCGAAATCGACGTTTTAAGAAATCAGTATCATCAAAATGGTCATACTTCTTAAGTTCTCCATCTTTACGACCAGAAGTAACTGTCACTCCATACTGAGCCAAGTAATCTCGAAAAGATATATTATTAAATAGATCATATTTCTCATCTACATTACTTGTACGATCATCTCCGTACGTGACTTCAGCTACAACATCTGTATATTTCCCTTTAAAATCTGGGTATACAGAACGAAAAACTGATCGTCCATATAGTGTATTAATCATACTACCTACATTTGCAGTAAAGTTAATACCTGAACACCAAAATCCATGCACTTGGATTAAGGTGCCATTATGACATATAGTAGGATTTACTACATCTACTATCATGTTGCGCATGATTTTTATGTCATCTTGTGTATAATTTTTTGTGTATTCTGCTAACTTCACACAAATAGAAAGGGCAGCCATAGTCATCTGGCTAGGCATTGCTGTATCATATAGTTTATAATCTAAAAATATCATATTAGTTTTATTAAACTTAGATAAATGTTTAGCAATGCTCTCCCAATCAGGACCAATTGGATTAACTCCAACCGCAACGCTGGTCTCTAGAGGGTTGTATCCTAAAAATTGTAGTACTGGCAAAAAATATTCACGAACTAACAACTGATAAGCTAAAGGTGCTGCTGTAAATACGCGCACTTTATCTTTAGTTTGTTTAGTGGGTTCATCTTTTAATGATGCCTTAAATAAGGGATACACTCTCTCGTCACGCAAATACTTTTGCTTGTACTCTTCATAGACCTTCCAAAATTGTTCATCTAATACACGGGAAATTTGATTATCTTCCTCAATAACTGTGATGTATTTGGATTTTGGTCCAGCTAACGGAGCACCAGCTGAAGTTTTGGTGACAATGGGCTCAATAAATCTTTGCCCTACACGTCCATCCATAATTTCCTTACGAGTCAGTGGTTTAAATCTGTCTTTCCAAACCTCTTTCTGTCGATCATATATGGATATCAGTGTTTTGGTATAATCCTCAACAGCCCACTCCAAATGGGCAGGATCTATACCAGGAGATGATTTAAGAATGGCGTCTAAATGAGCACGCCATGGAACATGTCCACTCTTACCATCAACTCCTTTAAGCTTTGGAGGACCCCATAACTGAGGAACACCCATGTGTTCTTCCACACTCTTCGAAATTACCGTATCGACAACACTAGTTTTTGCAGTTGCCTTCCCTATACACTTTCCATAAATTTCACAATGTAAATTATCATCTTTAATATGTGTAAT